ATATTCTGATACGCTTACACCAGGACTTACTTGAAATGCCATTTTATTCTCCTTTTATAATAAAATTATCAAATCTTATATGTTCTTATTTATAAAAAGTCAGTTTAGAAGAAAATGGTTCAATTCCCCATCAGATAAAATACGTTTAGGATCCTCTTCAGTATCCATACCCATATCAATAAAACCAAATGGAGTAAAGTTATCACTAATATCATCCATAATTCTTTTTCTAATATCAGAATTAGAAACGTCTTTAAAGTAGTTTTGACTTACCATCCAAGCAAATAAAACTAAACACATTACCAAGTCATCATGATGACCTTCTTCTGCATTGTATGAAGAACCATCAACAACGTATGTTGAAAGTTCATTAATAAGATCATAGTCGTTTAATATAATCTTGTTGTTTTCTACTATTGATTTAAGATTAGAACAACCAATTCTTTTTGTTACTTTAGAAGTCTTAATACCCATTCTTGATTGCTGACCACCAAAAGCCCCAATCACTGTACCTCTTCTTCCACTCGTCTTAGTAGTTACAATATTATCATATTCTAGATCTTGCTGTAATATATTTACTACTTGTGAACCTACGTTAATTTCAACCAAGATAGAAGCATTGTTATAATATTTACCAACGTTGTCTAATAAGGTAGGAAACATCAACTCGGTTATATTTGAATCTTTGTATGTAGCCACAACTTCATATGGCATCACACTACAATCTATAATTGTAAATGCTGAACTATCTAATCCAAGACCTTCAGAGACGTCTACCGTCATACAATAAACATGATCCTTAATAGGCTGCTTATATATTTTTAACAAACCTTGGTGTTCAAGCTGCACAGGATTGTTAAACACCATCTTAGAAAGAAACGAAGGATGAATAAGAGTATTGGTTGAACCCATAAACTCACACTCAAATTCTTGACGGAATTGATCTACAGAAGTACTTCTGATCATCAAATCTTTCCAAGCTTCATCTCTTCCAGGAACATCAGACCAATGCACATCAACTCTTGCATAGTCGTTATTTCCGTTGACTGAATCCATCCATATCTTGTAGAATAGATTCATACCATTTGGCGTAGAAGTAATTAATAGTTTCGATGTAGCACCAGATGTGATTGTAGGGAACACGGAAGCAAAGAATGCATCCTGTACGTTTCTAGGTACGAATGCAAACTCATCGAGATAAACAAGATTATATGATTGACCACGAACCGCAGAAGACGAAGTTGCAGATGCTAAGATTTTGGAACCATTTTCTAGTTCTATATTACCTTTATTCCACTCTACTATTCCTTGCTGTAACCACTTTGGTAGCCACTCGTATGCTAGCTGAACACGGGAAAGAATTTCTCTTGCCTGCACTTGTTTATTTGCTAGCACAGCAATGTTGTAATTTTCATTAAAAAGAATCTTATGTAAGAGATAACCAACGACACCTGTAGTTTTACCAACCTGACGAGGCATCTTACAAATAGTAAAGCGATTATCATCAAACGCTTTAAACATATTTTTCTGATATTGGAATGGCTTAAAGGGAACGAGACCCTTATCGACAGAAACAATCTTTACATAATTTTCACAAAAGTAATCAACGTCACTAGCGCACTTGAGATATTCCTCAATCTGCTCTTTGCTAAATTGTAACTTGACATCTTTGTTCTTTAGGTTTTTATTACCTAGATATATATCAGCCATTTTCTTTCTTTATCATCTTTAATAGTTCTGCAGAAGAACCAACAAATAAATTGTTATTCACAGTCGAAGGACCTTGGTCTTCTTCTTTATTTAACTCTTTGTGTTTCTTGGCTAGTTCTAGTAGATCCTTGTTAGCATCTACCATAGTTTTAATTAAATTGGTTACTACTTCAAAAGCTCTTGGTGATTCTGATTGCTTTGCAATATCCATGATATCTTCAAGAGCACTACTACCCTTTTCAATTACATCGTAGAGATTACGTCTTGCATACTCATAGTCATTATTCTTCTCTGCTTTAATTACAGGAAGAATATCTGTGATTTTTGAAGGAGAATCTTCCATTGGAGACAATCCTAAAGCACTGGATATTACATCTTTTTTTGCCACTTTACTTATTCCCTGTTGTATCTATAATAAATCCAAAATCTGATGTTTCATCAATCTGTGAAAGAGCTACCGTTAGATCAGAGTTAGAGGTTGGTAGTCCATCAGCTGTTAATCCTGGTCTTATGCTTGTTGACACAGGAACTGTAGGTGAAGTTGTATCCAAGAATATATTGGTTTGAACAATCTTGATAAGTTTGCTTTCTGTGACAGGACCCCAGAAGTAACCTTTGATAACAAAGTTGAGCACAAACGTAAGAACTCTTCGTTCTGTAAAATCAGCTTCATAAGTATCATCAAGATTAACAGAAGTCAACACAATAGGAATATCTGTTTCCTCATTGAAATTTGTGCCAAGCATTGCTGCTGTAATAGTCCACTCTGGAGTAAAATAAGGAAGTATTTGTTCTACAATTTGTAGACCATCTTCCATTGTCTTACTCATGATTTGAAGTTTCATTCCAATATCATAAGGTGCAGGTGTAAATACCTTCTTGTATACGTTCTTGCCATTGATATCGTTCTCTGTAACGATCTTCTTTACTGTCTGCAATTTTCTATCTGGAGCATACACAATACCATCGATTTCAAAGGCCATTCTTGGCAAAGTGATGGCTGTAGGACTAGAACCAGTAGGGTTTTGCAAGATACGAGCAAGAAACTTATCTCTCGGTCCATATGCTATAGGTACTTGAATAGATTGCTGAAGGTTACCATCAGAATCATGTCTTTCGATAATAACATTGTTAAACAACGTACCAAATATGGCTACGTACTTTTTAAACAAAGAATTATAAAATGGATTAGGACCTATCATATTCTTGTCTGACTTTCGCTGAATGGATCTATTTCACTAAAATCTACAAATGTTAATACGTTGTTACCAAATGCAGCATTCTGTGCACCAGGATCTAAAGTATCCAATACATATTCTTCTTCATATAAACCAGCACCATCTTCTGTTTCAAGTACAGAGAAGCCATCTTCCATGAAAAGATCATATGCTTGTGATACTGAAGCAATGGTATTGTACTTAATATCAATATCAGGAACGCCTGTATTGAATATTTCATTAGAGTATTGAAATAATTCACAGGTAATATCATAGAATTGCAATGCACCCATTTGATAGAATACAGGTCTCATCTCAACGTACTTGATTTGGAACAAACCTTGATAAGGAGCAAACCAAATCAAATCACCTTCTAATGGACGGTCTCTTCTTAGATATGCACCTACATTAGTTTCAAAAGTTCTATATGCAATAGAGAATGTAATTTCTTCTTGAACCTGTACACCAAAGCTAGAAAGAAATTCACCATCACCATCAAAGCCATCGATACTCTTGACATACATCTCTACATTAACTGCTGTATCATATGCAGAGTTGACAGCTTCTGTAAATGTAGAACTCTCGGCTGTGATTACTCTAGGAACGTAATACACATCAATGCCGTAGATTCTAATAGATTCTATTACTAGATTCTCTATTAGATTCTGTTCTGCTTTAGAGTTAAAGTTGTTAAAATAAAGTGAGGTTGCCAAAGTATTATCCCATCAAATATGTTGGCATGATGTTGTAGTCCATCATCATTCTCTCTTCCAACTTCTTTATCTCGTCAGTAGCATCATTGTATATCTTTTCACCATTGAACTGAACACCGCCTGGCAATTGCATACCAGTAAACTTTGTTAAGTTAGCACCCCACTGCTGCTTAATCTTTGCAGTAGCATATTCCTGTAACCATCTATCTTGCCACACAGATGAATACACATCTGGATCTACTGTTTGGTATACGCTGATAACAAGGAAGTACCCAGCATTGATCTTTGACCAATCAGTATCAATGAACAATCTTTGTGATTTTCTATTATATCTTAAAGGTTGTTGACCAACAAGTAATTGTTCTAACAATTGCAATTGCTGGAATGCCATATAGTATGGTACCATTGATTGGTATGTCAATGTATACAAATCATTCAATGCAATCTGATAACGAATATTAAAAATGTTATTGGTAGCAATATAGTCACCAATAGCAAACATATCAACAGCACCAATGATATTATCTGGTAAAGTGATATATTTGTTTTGAATATCTTGGGGTGTAAGGATGTATGTGTAAAACATCTTTTCTGAGCCATCATAATGATAGTCCCAGTAATACTTTAATGCATCATCAATACGATCGCTAACCTGATCTGGATCAACGTTGATCTCAATGACAGGTTTACCCAATCTTCTTAGGCAGTATTCAGCAAAATCATTTCTCGAAGCAATAGTAGCAATGGCCATGTTTTATATCCTTTTTAGATATTTATAGAATTAATTATCCTAAAGGTGCTGTAGTGTTGGTGCTCCCAACACTAATTTTAGCTCCACAACCACAAACACTTCCTATAACAGCAACCAAAGCACCCTCACAACTAAAATGCCCTGAACCTGAAGCAATCGATGTTATTCCATGTCCTGGAATAGGGCAAGAGTGACTATCTCCTACTCTTGCAACCAATATTCCATTTACTGATGTCTTGGAAGCAGATGAGATAATAACTCCACCATGATCGCTTCCATCACCCAGTCTTGCTACGTCAGGCATTATACACCAAGAATTTCTTTAAACTTTGCAGTGTTTGCTTCACGCTCATCTAGACCAATAGTTCCACCATTTACTTTTCTTGTAACAGCTTCACAATTATCTTCATCTGCAGCAGAGTTGACCTTACTATTTTTCCAAAACCATCCTGCTGATTCTACTGCACCTTTTGGTGTTGCAAGAAACTCAACAACCTCATCAAGAGATACACCAAAGTCTTGAGACATATATGTGTAATTGTGTCTACCAGTCAATTGAATTAAACCATGACCACGAAAGCGATACCCATCACCACTATCTTCATCACCATTGCCCATACGATTTGCATATACTCTATTTGCAATCTTTTCTGGATTATGTGCATAATCTTGAGCAGTATCTTCATCAGGAAAGTACTTGTGAAATGTGGTAACAAGACCTTCAGCTTTGTAGTTTAAATTTTCTTCTGTTACTCTAAATCCACCTGACTCATGTGCACACTGAGCAAGAAAATGAGCAAGTCGCAAAGGAGAATTGATCTCATATTTGGTTGATAAAATATCAATACTATCCACGATTGCTGTTGCAATATCATCTTTTGCGGAAGGAAAAGCTTCCTTGATTTGTTCTTCCGTAATCATCTATAATCTCCAATTATGCTATAGTATTGTTATACATTATGAATCCTAAATTTACATTAGGAGGTACCAAATCAAATTGATTATTCTGTGTAGAAGTAATATTGTTAAGATATTGACCTGTCAAAGGATCTGGAAATGAAAATACAGTCGATATAGGATGTGTGTGATTTGTACCTGATTCAAAATCATGACTACCTATGTCAGTAGTAGTGCCATATATTGTAGGACTTGATATCTTTTTGCCAGCTGGACTTACGTGTGAATGGTAACCGTTGGCTTGTACTGTTATGTTATTAAATGTCAATGTTCCTATATCAGGACCCATCATTCCCATTCCATTCGCAAGCTGTACACCATGATCGGGATCTGATGGATTCATATTAACTAAAATAAATTGACTTCTTAAGTCAGGAGTTCCATTTGTACCATCACAAAAATGCCAGTTGGGAGGAAGATTACCAGAAACGTCTAAATCAGGACCAGAGTAACCAAGATTATTACTTAATGCATACCCAATTATTACACCGTTTGCAATTGGTGTTTGAGAGCTGGTAGTAATCCAACCTTTTAACTTAGTTATGTTTAACCCTAGTGTTGTATTGTAGGTTACTAGGTGTGAATGTAATCCTGAGTTTATTAATACATTAGCCACTTGACTTGTTTTGGTGGATAGTTGATTGACCTTAGGAATAATACCTGTATGGGTATGAGCACCACTTGTATTAGAAAATAAACTTACATTAAATCCTGCATTGCTATTATAAGAAGTCCAATCGTTGTTTTGATTATCAAAATATCCTGTGCTATTTAATTGAAACGCTAGGATAGAATTGTTGGATCCAGTAATGGTATTACCAGATGCACCATAGGTTGTTCTAGGCAAACCTGTAATAGGATTAGTGCTACCAGGAGCAAAGTGTTTGTTGTCTGACTGAGTGTAATGGTCTGTAGGAAGATTGTTGCCAAACACAAGAATATCTTGAGGTAACCATCCAATCTTATCATTACCCTTGTTTAAATTAGGGTCTCTTAACAAAGGGTTGACTTTAGTTAGTGGTAGACCAAGGGTGTTTGTGTTTCCTGAATAATCAGTAACACCAAACAACGAAGCTGATGATGTGGTGGTATATTTAATAATTTGTTTGTTAATATCAAGACCATTCAATGAATGATAGTGGCCAGGAACAGGTGATGTTTGAGAGGTATATGTATTACCTTTGCCTGTAGTTAGAGGATCGCCAGATAGAGCACCCCATGAATAAGGAATAGAAGTTCTAAACCCTATCGTTGTTGGGTTGTGTGCTCCACTAATATCAAGCAGTGTACCATATGTGTCATCTAATAATGTAATAATTGGCTTATGATACATACCTAGAGTTTGATTCCAGGCTCCATAAGAAGGACCATCTGTGTCACCAAATGCAAGAACATTAGTAGGCAAATTAGGATAACAAAATTCCTTTACTTGTCTATAGTAATCTTGATTTATTACACCGTTGTTTGTGCCATTGTTTGTATTGAAAAGACTTAGATCAACATCATAATAAAACAATACAGCATAGTCAGGAATGTATACAGGAACATTGGCTACAATAGATTGGTTTTCAGATGTAAATTGGGTAATGGCCATTATTAAATACCTGCAAATCCTTTAGCAGCCAACATACCAAACCAAGTAGCACCACCATCAATCGTATACAAGTTAATGATGTCTACATATCCACCTGTTGTTGAAAGAGTAGGACCTGTTGAAGGGACGTTCTCTGATGTAGGCCAGTATATTGTTTGATTAGACCAGTCAATTGTTCTTGAACCATAAGGATCCTGTGCAACAAAGAAGGTATACGAATATAACTTACCTGATACTAATCCTGTGGTATCCATTACGATTGGAACAATACTTGCTGTCAGCGTAATATTAACAATGTTGCCAAGAGATAACGATACTGTTGTGCTTATGCTACGATTGGCAAGATTATTTACATTTTCACCATATCCTTGGAATACAGGAACATATATCGTGTTGCTATTGAAATTAACATCTGTTACCATGTTATTGGTAATGTATGTATTGGAGTCAAATACAATTCCAGTTGCTGCTGCATTTACTCTTAAGAAGTTACCAGCGTGTCCAGTATATGAAGAAGGTGCATCTATCAAAGTAGTAAATGCAACTGTGCCTGCTGAACCTGTGTATCCAGTACTACCTTGTGAACCTCTAAAGCCTGCAGAGCCCAAATATCCAACAGAACCATTGTAACCAATAGCAACACCTGTGCTGCCCATGTAACCTACTGAACCTTGGAAACCAATATCACCAATTGATCCTTGATAACCAATACTAGTCACGCCAACCGAACCTTGGTATCCAACGTCACCCATAGAGCCTTGGAAGCCTGTGTCGCCAGGGAATCCTAAAAGACCTACCGATCCTACATAACCTGTATCACCCTGTGATCCTTGAAAACCTGCTGATCCTTGAAAACCAACAGCTGTGTATGTAGAAGAATTAGCCCAATACGCTCCATTACTTCCAAAAGTAATGATCGAACCCGCTGAAGCACTTTGTCCGTTGGCTTGTGTTCCATTAATTTGGGAAACAAAAATTTGAGTAGTCATTATTGAAACTTCCTAAGAGGTGTGTTGTTTTAAGTATTTATAGCTTTACTATTATGCAGCGAATGCACCTGAAGATATACTAATCTTTTCAACAGTATAAAAACTACCAGCTAGCACTGTTGCAGTACCAGCAGATTGTGTCAAGCGTAATCTCCAGTTAGTGGCAGCGTTAGTGGTAACCCACATCTGTAGCATATACATATGGTTGACTGCCGTTGTTAACGATGTAGCAGAAGGATTCCATGCCCACGTTGCAGCACCTTGGTCGTAGAAATATTGCTCTATCTGTGTATAAGCAGCTGCGGTTGCAGCAGTCATACCTGTAACTGGCGTTACATATTGATAACCATTCACAATTGTTGGTGCAGAACTAAATGTCTGTGTCCATGTAGCAGTACCTGCTGTATTTTTAGTAAAATAAACCCAACATCTAATTATATAAACAGAAGTTGCTTCTAAAGAAACTGAACTTGGTGAAGTAAACACGTCAGCAATTGCTGCACCAAAAGCTGTTTCGTTTGCTGTGACACGAAAAGTTTGTATAGTTGGAATGTGACCTCTACCAGAAGTAGCATTTTCTGTTCCGTATAGATATGTACCATCATATTCCATGTAACCAGCAGTTGCAGTTCCCAACGAAACACTTGAAAACTTAATTGGACTTTTAATAGTAGGTGCATTAATGGTAACCGTAGTACCTGTAGAAAGAAAGTTGTTACCTACTAAAGCTGAAGTTCCATATGAGTTACCCACCAACGCAGTTACAGCATAGTTGTTACTGACTAATGATGCTGTAGCATAGGAGTTGGATACACCAACTGCTGCTGATTGGTAAAATGCGTTGGAAACGTATGCATTGGTAGCATAGGTGTTTGACACTAACACACTACCGTTAATTGAAACAGAAGTACTATTAATAACGGTATTTGTTGTAGCATTACCTACAACAATATATGATGCAGCATTTACAGACAAGTTTGCATTGAATGTAGTTACACCTGTGCTTGATATAACAATTGGTTCTATATAAGTTTCTGAGCCTACGGCTCCAGAATGTACCCAAACCTGTAATCCACCACCAACCGTTCCTTGGATAGCACCACCACCATTGTTATTGGCTGTAAATTGTACACCGCCACCAGAAAGGCCTGAACCTGCACTATTGACTACTAATGCAATTGCATTATCAGATGGTAATGTTCCTGCAGCACCTATACTGACATTGGAATAGAATATTGATGCTGAACTACCAGTATCTAAGAAAGAAGTATTTAATATACCACCACCATATAATGTCAAACCACCATAATTTAATTGAGCTGATAGATAGGTACCTTCATAAAAGTTAAAGCTACCAGCACCTGTTGAAACACCAAGCCACATATTAGTACCATCCGTACCAACAGCTATATCAGCACTGCTGCCAGATTCACCTGCATACAATTGTAATCTTGTACCAACACTTGGTGTCGAGAAAGATGGGGTACCAATATCAGCATTATTGAATGCAATATAGTTAGATGTTGCTCCATTGAGTGTTATTTGAGGTCCATAAGGATTAGTAATAAAAACACCAGTAGCGTTTGCTGTAAATGTATTATTGACAGTCAATGAGGTGTTGACTGAAGTAACACCCATATATGTGGTGTTAGTAGATTTATTAAAGGTAAGGGAAGGTGATCCATTTGCAAAGCTACTGTCGTTAAAAAGTACTTGTGTGTTGGAACCAGAGATGGGACCAGTAGCACCAGCGCTACCCTGATACCCTAGACTACCTTGATATCCTGAGTTGCCTACTATAGTCCACGTAGTGCCTGTCCATCTCCAGGTTTGTCCACCTGTAACTGTTAATTGTCCTACTGAAGGACTTGAAGGAAATGATAATGACATTTGTACCTTTTTTAGTAATATTTATACATTAAACAAAAATAGTAGCTACGTTGGTAACGTATGCGTTAGTGGACCCACTGAAGAATGTAAAAAAAGTATTAGAGAATGTTGATGTTACTAGCGAAGAGTTACTCGATGTGGTAATTGTAATTGATGAATTGGCAACGAAAATACTAGCAACTCCAGCAGCATCTGTGTATATATTAGTAGAATATAAATTCACATAAGGAACATATGTTCCTGTTCCCAGAGGACCATATGATCCTGATTTGTATCCAGATGCTGGTTGTTTTACAACAAACCCAGATACAATATTTGTACCACCAACTTGAAATTCACCAGATTGGGATGTATATATGTTGTTGTTTGCATCAACGTAAGCCCCTCCCGACGAAGGACTTATATTTGTATTACTGGATGTTCGATTGTAAAATGTTGAGTATTCAGATATATTAAAAGTTGAAGATAAAGTATTGGAGTATTGCATTAAAATGTATTTATTGTTTATTATAAAATTTGAATTTATCTCTTCCACAAGACTCGTATAATAGACATTTGAAGATGCTTTATCTATTATTATACCTCTTGTATATGAAAGGGAACTACTGGCAAACGTGTTTGGTGTCAGTACCTGTCTTTGTCCTATAATAGTATTCAGTGTATTATTAATTTTAGCTACCATTGGCTGTGAATAACTATAAGTTGTATTTGCTTGATGTGTAATTGTTCCTGAAATGTATATATTATTACCAGAATCAATAGTCATGCCATTAAGTGTAATCGAGTTGTTGCTGCTAGAACTTGTATAAAATGCACAAGTATTAATAACTGTAGTGCCTGTAGAGTTTATTTTGTAAATAGGGTTTACATACCCCAATGACCACCCACTATAAGAAGTTCCTGCTACAGCATATATGTTGCTATTGCTATCTACAGCAATTCCTCCAAAGGAATTGCTGTCACTTCTAGTCCAGCCATATAGTGTTGTATATTGAAGAATATTTTTTATGAATATAACTGAACCAGCACTAGAATATTTTGCTACAAAACCACTACCGTTTATATCGCTTCCAGCTATTACAATACTTCCATCGTTAGGATCTAACGCAGCACTTAGTGTTGGTGCTTCGTCTAATATTGCAGAAGTATTTGTTATTAAATTTTGAAAAATTACATTGGAATTGTAGTCTAGTTTTAGTAAAAATACACTGCCATTGTTATACCCCACTACGTAAACATATGTAGATGTAGAATCTACTAATATTACTTCTGCTCTGGTTCCCGACCCTGTACCAAATTGTACACCACCATTGCCTTTCATGAAGGTTTGCCATACTGTTGAACCAGATTTATTCATTTTGAAAATAGTAGCGATGTACGTTGTCGTTGAGGACAGCGAATTTGCAGTATACCCTGCTACGTAGATATTTTGATATTTGTCTACTGCAATATTTCGCAAATATACATTTGGCCCTGTAAATGTACTATCACCAGCACTAAAAGTAGAAATAAGTGTGTTGCTTACAAGGGGAAATGTTTTAAACGAATCAATAACAAAAGCTGTCATAATATTAATTTCTCAAGAAGTAAATTGTTGCTTTCAAACCAACAGCATTTGTACCTGCAGAGGTTATATAATAGTAAATTGGCGTATCATCAGCCACTACTGACCCTGGTGTCCAAGTAGCCTGTGTTGATGAGGCAACTGAAGTTGTATTACCTATATCTATCTGTAATTTATTTGTTCCAAAAATACTATTTGTAGTAGTACCAACTCTAATATCTATAACTGTTGCTGTTGTACCACTGCCTGTCAACATAGCTCTAGGGATAGCATTTAAAGTAAAGGCAAATGGAGCCCTAATCGTCATTGCAGGGGAAGCTACAGATAGAGGTGTAACTTCATCAGAAAGAGCAACAGTAATAGTTTGTAAAACTGAGCCTGTTGAACCTGAAAATCCTACGCTACCTACCGACCCTTGGAAGCCAACAGAACCTTGGAATCCCGATGCCCCTAATGAACCTTGGAAGCCTGCTGAACCTTGAAAGCCTACGGAACCTTGGAACCCAACACTTCCTTGAAATCCTGATATACCTTGGTTTCCTACTGAACCTTGGAAACCCACTGAACCTTGGAAACCCACGGAACCCTGAAAGCCTACAGAACCTTGGTAACCACCAAACGAAACAGAACCTTGATATCCAACAGATCCTTGAAAACCCACTGACCCTTGATACCCTATAGGACCTGGTAAGCCAACAGAAGATGCAGAAATCCATACACTATTACTTCCATAGTATAAGTTTAATGCACCAGTTGTAGTATCAAGCCACAAGTATCCATTTTGGGGAGAGGCTGGGGGTGTATCTGAGACTGATACGTTGGCAATGCCTTGCGATCCAAGATATCCTACAGAACCTTGGAAACCAACTGATCCTTGGAAACCTGCTGAACCCTGAAAGCCTACGGAACCTTGGAACCCCACAGAACCCTGAAAGCCTACGGAACCTTGGTAACCACCAAACGCTGCGGAACCTTGGAAACCCACAGAACCTTGAAAGCCAACAGAGCCTTGAAAACCAAAAGAACCCTGAAAGCCTACAGAACCTTGATAACCACCAAATGATGCTGATCCTTGAAAACCTACTGAACCTTGAAACCCTAATGATCCTTGGTATCCTGGTGTGCCTCCTGGATTCCAATGCACTCCATCATAATACCAAGTTTTGCCACCTTGTGTGGTTACTTGACCTGGCGTAGGGTTTTGTGGAAAGCTTAAAGACATAATATATCCTGTAATGTTTTAAATATTTATGTTATATTAAGGGGGATTGACGTTTGTTGTAGGAAACTGTCTTATATTACCAGGCCACACGATTCTAACAAATCCACTACCTCCAGCACCACCTGCAGGTCCTCCCCCTCCATATGAACCACCAGCAGAATAGGTTCCATCATTGCCTCCAGATCCTCCATTGCTAGGAAGTCCAGATGATCCCCCTGATACTGTATCACTGCCACCGTTTGTTGCGTTGCCCGAAGCATCTACAGATGTTTGACCATATGCACCAACACCACCACCACCAGTAGTAGTTGTAGTACCACCTGGTCCACCTGAACCACCGCCACCTGTAGAATTAGTACCTGCTGTTGCAGAAAAGGTTCCAGCAGTACCAGTGCCACCTATACCACCATAGTTGCCAACAAACCCAGTTGCTGTGCCACCAAAGTACCCACCAGATCCTCCAAAAGCAAAGTTTGAGGTACCTCCCGAAGATCCACCAAAACCTCCGTTTGCAGAATATCCTCCAGCACCTCCACCACCACCACCTGTACCTGTACTTCCAAAACTAGCAACACCAGATAATCCACCCCCAGTAGCATAAAGGAAAGTAGCAGTATTAAACCACGAGTTTGATCCAAGGCCACCGTTCACGTTACCACTACCACCTGCACCACCAGAACCTACATTCAAGCTAAAAACTGTACCTGGTGTTACGGAGTAATTATTAAGGTAAATAAATCCTCCTCCACCACCGCCGCCACCTCTATTACCTCCGCCACCACTGCCACCTCCAACCATAGCAATGCTAATAGAGTAGACACTAGGAGGTACTGTGAACGTACTACCACCAACTGTTGTGTATATTGCACTGCCCCATCTAGGCCACTGACCATCTCCAATTAAAACATTAATAACACTCATGATAAACCAGCTCCAGTAGCAACAAACGTACTTGTATTAACACAAATTAATGTAGCTAATCCTCTAGTAGCTAATATTCTATTTCCAGTACTTGAAGTGCCGGCCAAGTAAAAAGTAACACCAGTATTTGCAATGATTGTAATGTTAGCTGAAGTATTGTTAAACACGCTAAAATTTTGACCGTTAGTAAATATACCAGTGTTGACAGTGACGTTTGCAACAGCAGAGATTAAACTACCGTTATCGGATGTTTGAACAAGATATGTACCTGATTGAGGATTAAATGGTAATGTTGTACCAATAGAACCTGTATAACCCAATGAGCCAGTATAACCAGTTGATCCATTGAAACCAGTTGATCCATTATAACCAGTTGGTCCTGCTGATCCTGTATAACCAATAGGACCACTAGTACCTGTATTACCAACAGGGCCAGCACCACCAAGTGATAGCCAGGTATTAGCTTGAGTAGAGAATGCTGAGAATATTACAGCATTAGTGTCAAGCCATAGAAGACCATCATAACCTGGTGTTGGAGGCGTATCACTGTATACTACGTTTGCTTGACCTGTTGTTCCTACGCTACCTCTGAATCCTATTGATCCTTGAAAACCTACGGATCCTTGATATCCAGCAGATGCTGCTGCACCTGAAGAACCTTGATATCCAGTTCCACCAAAGGAACCCTGGAAACCTACAGAACCTTGGAAGCCAGCGCTTCCTTGAAAACCAATGGACCCTAGATACCCAGTTCCACCAAACGAACCTTGGAAGCCTACACTACCTTGAAAACCAGCAGAGCCTTGATAACCAGCCGCAGCAGCAGCACCAGATGATCCTTGATAGCCAGTGCCACCGAAAGAACCCTGGAAGCCAACCGAACCCTGGAATCCAACGGAACCTTGGAAACCAATGGACCCTAGATACCCAGTTCCACCAAACGAACCTTGAAACCCTATGCTACCTTGGTAACCAGTTCCACCAAACGAACCTTGGAAGCCTACACTACCTTGGAAACCAACACTTCCTTGAAATCCTATTGCTCCAACACTACCCTGAAAGCCTGCTGAACCTTGATAACCAGCCGCAGCGGCTGCACCAGATGAACCTTGATAGCCAGTGCCACCGAAAGAACCCTGGAAGCCAACCGAACCCTGGAATCCAACGGAACCTTGGAAACCAACAGAGCCTTGAAATCCAACGCTTCCTTGGTAACCACCAAATGAAGCAGAACCTTGGAAGCCAACGCTTCCTTGGTAACCTGTTCCACCAAAAGATCCTTGGAAGCCAACAGATCCTTGGAAGCCTATAGATCCAACTGAACCCTGGAAGCCAGCAGATCCTTGATAGCCACCAAAAGATGCTGATCCTTGGAAGCCAACAGATCCTTGAAACCCTACTGAGCCTTGGAAGCCTGTACTACCAACTGAACCTTGGAAGCCAGCAGATCCTTGATAACCAGCTGCAGCTGTTGCACCAGAAGATCCCTGGTAACCAGTGTTACCAAATGAACCTTGGAAACCAACTGATCCTTGAAAGCCAGCACTTCCTTGATAACCTGCAGCAGCTGCGGCACCAGAAGATCCTTGATATCCTGTATTACCAAACGAACCCTGGAAGCCTACCGATCCTTGAAATCCAACTGAACCTTGAAATCCAACTGAACCTTGATAGCCAGTAGCACCAACAGAACCTTGGAAGCCTGTACTACCCTTGAAGCCAATGGAACCTAGATATCCTGTTCCACCAAACGAACCTTGGAAGCCAACGGAACCTTGGAACCCAACACTTCCTTGAAATCCTACTGAGCCTTGGTAACCCGCAGCAGCTGCTGCACCTGCTGATCCTTGATATCCTGTTCCACCAATAGATCCCTGAAACCCAACAGATCCTTGGAAACCTACTGAACCTTGATACCCTGTATCACCAAATGAACCTTGGAAGCCAGCAGAACCTTGGAAGCCAGAAGATCCTTGGTAGCCTGCTGATGCAGATTGACCTGAAGAACCTTGATATCCTGTGTAACCAAAAGAACCTTGAAAACCCACAGATCCTTGGAAACCTACAACACCCTGATATCCTATATCACCTTGTGATCCTTGGTAACCAATATTTCCTTGATCACCAACACTACCTTGGAAGCCAGCAGAACCCTGATATCCAACATCACCCTGATATCCTGTAGCACCAATGGAACCTTGGAAACCTACAGAACCCTGAAAGCCACCTGACCCCTGATAACCAGCAGACGATGATGCACCCGATGATCCTTGATAACCAGTGTTACCAAACGATCCTTGGAAACCAATCGAACCTAAGTATCCAGTATCACCAAGCGATCCTTGGTAACCAGATATGCCTTGATTACCTACACTACCTTGAAATCCAATACTACCTTGGAAACCTACTGAGCCTTGGTAGCCAGCTGCTGCAGAAGCTCCAGAAGAACCTTGATATCCAACGCTACCAATAGAACCTTGAAAGCCTAAAGAACCTTGGAAACCAGCACCAGCAGCGCCGACAGAGCCTCTATATCCAGAAGATCCTTGGAAACCAATGTTACCTTGAAGTCCAGTTGGACCAATTTGTCCACCAGATCCTTGAGCTCCTACAGAACCTTGATAACCTGTACCACCTAAATTACCTATTGATCCAGCAAACCCAGCCGATCCTTGATAGCCAACATCACCTTGTGTACCAATATTACCTTGTGAACCCTGGAAGCCAACTAAACCTTGATCTCCTTGACTACCTTGGAAACCTATAGTTCCTTGGTTACCAATGTTACCTTGAGAACCTTGGAAACCTATTGAGCCTTGATAGCCACCAAAAGATGCAGAACCTTGGAAGCCAACAGATCCTTGATATCCTACAGATCCTTGGCTACCTGTTACACCAACAGATCCCTGGAAACCAGCAGATCCATTATATCCTTGTGAACCAGCATAACCTGTTCCAGCAAAATATCTTACTTCAACAACAGAGTTTAGTGCAGGTGCTGTTGTTAGTGTTAAAGTATTTGAGTTGCTAATGTTGTAATCTAATATAGGTGTTTGTAACAATCCATTAACAGAAAGGAAGATGTTGCCTGGTTGAGCCACAACATTCTTTAATATAAAAACTGTCTGATTGGAAGATGATGTTTGTGTTTCCATATCATAAGGAACACCAACACCAGCAGAACCTGTATAACCAATACCAATAGATCCTGTGAATCCAATACCAATCGATCCTGTGAAACCAATAGATCCAGTATAACCTGTTGAACCACCTGGATCACCTACAGAACCTTTGTAACCAACTGATCCTGAATATCCAACGGCAGCAATCGTGAAGTATCTAACTTCAATATTAGTATTGTTAGGAGGAATTACAGTAAACGAAAGTGTATTTCCCGATACAGTATAGTCTGTTACAGGAATCTGTACCAATCCGTTGATGGTAACAATAATGTTACTCTCATTAACAATGGAATAGTTCATTGTAAATGAAGAAGTAGATCCTGTTCCAATAAATGTTTGGTTATCTTGAGGAGCTCCTACAGGACCTTGCAAGCCTATACCAACAGAGCCTGTGTAACCTATCGAACCTGTATAGCCTACTGAACCCCAGTATCCTGTTCCAGGCGTACCAGCAGAGCCTTGATAACCAACAGAACCTCTAAACCCCTCGGTAATTTCAAAATATCTTATCTCTATTTCAGAAAGGTTATTAGGAACAAAATTAAAGTTGACATTAGTACCAGATACAGTATAATCAGTTATTGGAATCTGAATAAGACCATTGATAGCTACTATGATTGCTGCTTCAAATGGAACACTATTCTTCATAGTGAATGAAGTTGAAACACCATCACCAACAAATACTTGATAATCAGAAGGGGCCCCTACAGGACCCATCGAACCTGTATACCCAGCTCCTCTAGAACCTGTATATCCAATAGAACCAGTAAAGCCTAAAGAACCAATATATCCCACACCAGCAGAACCTTGGAAGCCTACAGATCCTTGATATCCTTCAGATCCAATCTCTCCAAAGTATCTAAGTTCTATGATTGCAGAGTTAATTGGAGTAAATGCAAATGTTATATTTGTTCCTGATACAGTATAGTCTGTAGTAGGTATTTGTAACAAGCCATTGATTGTAACCAACACATAGTTAGGATTGGAAACGGATTGTGACATTGTGAATGAGTTGTTGGTACCATCTGCAGTTATAGATTGACTACTTGTAGGAGCACCTGCAGGACCTGCAGATCCTGTATATCCTGCTCCCGCTGAACCCGTATAACCTAATGAACCTGTATATCCTATTGTTCCTGCATAACCAATAGAACCAGTATATCCAGATGTTCCTGAAGAACCTGTGAATCCTATACTACCTTGATAACCAACAGATCCCATTGAACCAGTATAACCAGAATCACCTAGCGATCCTCTATAACCAGTCAATCCTTGAGCAATGCCAAAGAATCTAATTTCTATTGCTGAATTGGTAGAAGGAACAAACGTAAAGGTTAAAGTAGTTCCTGATACTGTATAATCTATTGTTGGTGTTTGTACAATACCGTTAATAAAAACAAATATGTTGTTGGGATCTGTAACAGGAACATTCATTGTAAAGATTGAATTGACACCATCAGCATTGATGTATTGATTGCTTGTTGGTGCTCCTACTAAACCTGTAGAACCAGTATAACCAGCTCCTCTAGATCCAGTATATCCCATACTTCCTACATAACCAGAATCACCTGTTGATCCTTGAAATCCTTGTGAACCTTGATATCCAGCAGAACCTTTGTATCCTGTAGTATCATCAGTTGAATAATATCTAACTTCAATCTCTGCTGTTGAAACTGGTGGAATAGTAAACGTCAACGTACTTCCAGTAACCGTATAATCTATATCAGGAGTTTGTACAAGGCCATTGACCACTGTAATAACATTTACAGAGTTAGCCGTCGACGTTAGCAATGTGAATTGAGTATTGCTGCCGTTGCCAATTAAATTTTGATTTTGAATTATTAAAGACATTCGTTGCCTGATTAATTGAATTGATATATATTATAGATTACAAGTGTTTTTATTTATGTGTTTGGAATGGTGAATTTGAGATGAAAAAACCTTCTATTGTTATTATAGATTCGATTGGATTGGTATATGATGGTAACACGATTAAGAATCGTGCACTTGGTGGATCCGAATCTGCATTGAGCTTGATTGCCAAAGAACTTGTATCGATAGGGTTTGACGTATCTGTATATAACCATTGCACTGATACAGATTGTAGTCCTGGTACATATGATGGTGTGAAGTATAAGCATATTAGTCATATTGATAAATGTGAAAAACAATATGATGTTATGATTTCATCTCGTTGCATTACTCCATTCGTACCAAAAGAACTTCAAGGACAAATAGAAAACTCTACCAGATATCCTTATAGTTTGTTTGATAATGTAAGAGAGGCAAGCAAGCACAAGATATTGTGGATGCATGATACATTTATTTGGGGTGATCCATTTGTCGAGAAGTTGCTAGTCAGTAATTACATTGATGAATTGTTTACACTATCTGATTTTCATACATCATATGTCACGAATTGTTGGCACGGTGGTGATCGTCGTAACTTTGAAGTACTAAAGAAGAAGATCTATCAAACACGTAATGGTATTGTTAAGTATTTTGAAGAAACAGATATTACTAAAAAAGATCCCAATCTTTTTGTATACGTTGCATCTGTATCAAAAGGGTTGAAGCCATTACTTAATAATGTGTGGCCACTTGTAAAGTTGAATCTTCCTGATGCAAAGCTAGTTGTGGCTGGTGGTTATTATAAGTTTAGCTCAACAGCAGAGCCAGATCAGCAGCAACGTGAACTAGAAGATCTTGCGCAACAAGAGCAATATAAAGATCTGGATGTTTCTTTTACTGGAATTATTCCACAGAAACAAGTTGCAGAGTTGTTCCAATCTGCCAGCTTCTTTATCTTTCCTGGTGCTTTCCCAGAGACGTTTGGTATATCGGCACTTGAGTCGTTGTATTACAACACACCTCTCTTGACTGTACGGTTTGGTGCACTTGAAGAGACTGCCATAGAGTCTGCATGTTACCATCTAGATTATGCAATTGAACCAAACAACCTATTTCCTAATATCGATCCAGCTAAACAAGCTCGTGATTTTGGCAAGATGGTATTTGATGCCTACAATAACAAATATCTCCACCAGCAAAAGATGTATGCGTGCAATATTGTAAAGGACATTGCTGGCTGGGATACTGTTGCATTACAATGGAAACAACATATCTACAAGAAGCTTGGTTTGTATCTTCCTGTAGAGGATTTCCGTAAAGTATCCTATATCAATGACCGTGTACATAAAGTATTTGGTCGTAGGTTTAGCAATCCAGAAGAATGGAATAGTTACAAAGTATCTTCTGAGCAACGTATTAATATTATAACACCATTCTACAACGCATTCGACTACATTTTAAGATGTATTGATTCTGTTGCATCACAAAATTATGATAACTGGCATATGTACTTGATTGATGACAATAGTAATGATACTAGTCTCGATCTTGTTGTTAATTACATTAAGTATATGTATCCACACCTAATTGATAAATTTACCGTAAAACATAATCCAGAAAACTTTGGTGCTGTGTATAATCAAATTAGCATGCTAAGGATTATATCTGTGGATGAGCCAGATGGTGATGATCACATTGTAATGTTACTTGATGGTGATGACGCTCTCATCAACGACAATAATATTTTTAATTTTTACAATAACCTTTATGCTCAAGGCAAGACAGATTACTCATATGGTAGTTGCTGGTCAGAAGTAGATGATATCCCTCTTCAGGCTCAACCTTATCCGAAAGCAGTGAGAGATACAAAAGGTTACCGCAGTTACAAGTTTAACTGGAATATGCCTTATCCTCATTTGAGAACATTTCGTAGAGGACTAATCAATAATATATCTAATAATGTATTTAAAGATCATGATGGCAAATGGTTTAAAGCGGGTGGTGACAATGCTACGTTCTATAACATCCTAGAGCAAGCAGATCCAGAAAAGATTACAGTCGTGTCTGACATTGTAATGCTTTACAATGATAAAAATCCACTAAACGATTATAAAGTTAATAGTCAACAACAGAACTGGAATGCTGCACAAGTCCTTAGCAAGGGTGTAAAGCTGGAAAAGATAGAAGTAAATTCAACAACAAAACAATTAGACCCAAAAGTGGAAATGGTTCGCACTAAAGATATAGTAGCAAGGAACATTATGTCAAAAAAAAAGATTCTAATAGCAATTCCAACGGCTAAGAACATTGAAGCAACTACGTTTAAGTCAATCTATGACCTTATCGTACCAGAAGGATACGAGACACAGTTTCAATTCTTCTATGGATACAATGTGGAACAAGTACGTAACTTAATTGCTGATTGGATAGTTAAAGGATCATACGACTATCTACTTGCAATAGATTCTGATATATCTTTTGCTCCTGACACATTGGTTAAGATGATCAATCACGACGTTGATGTTGTATCTGGAATATACATCCAGAGGTTCCACGATCGTCATGTGATTGAAATCTTCGAGACTAATGATAAGGGTGGTTATAACCACATGCCATATGAGAAGATCAAAGATAAAGGTCTTGTTCAGGTAGGTGCTGTTGGTATGGGTTGTGTTCTAATCAAGAAACAAGTCATGGTTGATATTGGGTATCCACAATTTGTCTATAGAACAGCTTTGGATCACAACGAGACCTTCTCTGAAGATCTAGACTTCTGCCACAAGGCTAATCAAAAAGGATTCAAGATCTATGCTGACTCGAGCATACTCTGCGATCACACAGGTTCGTATGTATATAAAGTTTAACGAGTTACACTTGGATTGACAGTGACAAAGCCACTAAGCAATTTGGAAACAATTCCTGTATTGCTTGTTAACTCCAAATCATAAACGTATCTTGGATTTGTTAATAGTGATGATGTGTGTGAATTCACTGTCATCACTATTTGTCCATTTGCTGAGCTAGTCATGTCTAGTACTGCAGAGTAAAATACATTAGATGAATATGAAGGTCTAATCTGCGAGTTAGCAGTGTAAGAAGAAAGATTAATAGTATTACCAGATGAATTTACTACATGAACAAAGTAAATAAAATCAGAACCCTGGTCAATTGTAAGGTTTGTAATAGCGGACATTTTACTTCTTCTTTAATTCGTCAACTTCTTGCTTCAACTCTTTGATAGCTTCGATTAACAATGAAACCAATCTATCATACTTGACAGCTTTGAAGCCATCATCACGCGTAGCAACGATCTCTGGAAGGATCGCTTCAACTTCCTGAGCAATAACACCAACATCGTGCTTTCTTACAAAGTAACCATCTTCACCACCACACTCTTCAATGTATTGATCTGACCAATCAAACTCTACGCCATTCAAGAACATTACTTTGTCTAACGCATGTTCAATGTTTGTGACGTTTGTTTTTAATCTTGCATCAGAGCTATAATATGCGGTAATGTTATTTGTGGCTCTAATTTCACCAAGATTACCAGATGCAGGAGTACCAACACCCAAGCTATACAATTGCTGAATTGTCGAGTTGCCTGGAAGAGGAACAGCAGCCCAATATGTCTTACCAGTACCATCTGCAGTCAATACTTGTGAAGCAGTACCTGTAATTGAAGGAAGCGTAAGAGTATAAGAGCTTCCTGTAGTATTAGCTTTTAATGTCACACCACCACTAGTAAGACCAGCAACACCCAAACTACCATATACAGTTACGTTAGATGTGAACGTGGTATTGCCCAATGAGAAGTTGTTAGAAGAAATATACCCAGAAGATGTTGAAATGCTAAGTGGTACCTGTCTAGTGAATAAGTTAGCAACACCAGCTGTACCATTTACATATGTGTAGTATTGAAGAACATTTGTACCTAAATGTAGTGCGTCTGCAGAAGAACCATATGTAATTAAATTACCATCAACAATGTTTCTTGATAACCAGACACTTGTATCACTTGCTTGATACACGAATGCTGCGTTGGAGTTCTTCATAACACTTGGATATGCAGGGAAAGATGTAGGCCAATAGCTTGTGGCAAAGTAATGTGATGCTACACCATCATTACCATATACTTCTACGTTACCATTGGATGTAAGACCATTGTCAAAATAGTTATACAAACCAGAAAATTGCATATTAGCAGTGAATACTATTGGAGCTCCATTAGGAGGAGCAGCAAAGCTACCAATTAAATTGCCGTGGATATTATTAGCATAAACGTCAACTGTAGAAATACTAGTTGAAGTAATATTTGTATTAACAATCCATGTACCTAGTGGTTGTGAATAAATTATAATACCATTTCTACTAACATATGTGTTTGCTTGATTATCACCAAACGTGGCATTGCCTGATGCTGTAAGAACACGAGTGTTTAAATTATCTGCATATGCAGTTGTGGTTGAAAAAGTCGTGTTACCAAGAACAGCTCGTGTTGTAAGATAAAGACTATCAGATGAAACATTGGATCCTCTGATAGAAGTATTACCAATGGTCATTAATGTCTGTGTATATGAAGTGCTGCCAATTACCATACCAGCACTAGAAATTAAAACATTCTGAGTAGGTGATGATTGTACAGTTACAAATGATGCATTGACAGTTATGTTAGCAGAGGATCCACCTACTGTTAATACTGTATTGGCAAATAATGAGTTGGAATGATACATTCCAGTGATGTAGGCATTGCCTACCGCTGTATTGGAATTAACCGTGACACTATAGTTGTTAACAGCAACGATAGCTTGGTTGGTTTTTGCAATCCATTGACCAAAAGAATCTGATACTGTGTTTACTGTCGAAACTTGTATAGTCATTTATTTTTTTCCAATAACTTTAGAAGGAGGTCTTTAATTTCAGATTGATCTTGTTTAAGTTGATTAATCTGTTCCACCATATTATTTATTTGTTCTGAATTGTTTGCTTTGTCATTTGCATTGGAAGCATTCTTTCTTTGTAGCCAATAAACATCGTGTGCCTGTCGATCGACATTTACTATTCCACTCTGCTTCAATACAAATTTACCTTCACTCATTGAAGCAATGCAATCGCTGCAAGTGTTTTAACTGTAGGTACTTTAATTTGGTCTGAAGAAGTCAATACCATTTTAATTTGGAAGTTATCAAACCCAACAAATGATGCACCTGTAGTATTATAGTAAGTCAAGCAATTTGCTGTTGCATTTGAACCAATATCTGCATTAGGATCCATGTAAGCTATTGTTTGATTTACAACAGTATTGCCTACAGCCATCGTGTAAGTATAGTCATTAAAATCCGTCTTGTTCTTTGGTGAACTAAATTTGGATACTTGAGAAGGATCCATTACCATCTTAGACCATGGATTATATTGAATTACATTACCATCATGATTATTCTTAAATCTACCATAGACAACAATGTCTGTTCCTGCTGGTCTATATCCAGTGACATACACCTTGAAATCTTCTGCTGTAATATCCATTGAAATTGTTTGAGAGATATATTTGTTTAATGCATCACCATATCTTGTTGATTCATTATCAAGCAAGTTGTTGATGTTGTTTTCAATAAAAGTGACAGCCTTTGTACCAAGATCAATTACAGGAGAAGCATATTGAGATGCTGTCTGGAGATTGATTACGATAGTAGAAGATCCATTTGCACCATATCCACCAATTGCAACTTCATTGGAGTAAGAAAGAATAACTCTTTCATGATCGTTTAAATCATATCTAGTTTCATTTGTCACATAAGAAGCTGTTTGATTAGTATCATATGCATAATACCCATCAGAATTAGCAGTACCATAATGAGCCATGTTTGTAGATGTGCCTGATGGTTCTACCAACGTAAACTTAGGAACCAAAGATTGGTAATGTTGATCTACTATTGAAATTAAGTTAGCCGTTGCAATCATATTGTTAGGTGTGAGAAGGGAAGCATTACTATACTGCTTAACTCTAAAGAAATTCAATATAGGATATGTAGTAGTATTGAACAAACCATTAGTATTCTTAATTTCAACAAATTGTGAAAGTTCATTAAATGATGAAACAGTACCATAAGGATAGATGCTAGTGTTGCTTAGAATCTGAGCTGTATTGGAAGTATTAGCAGCATACACGACGTCACCAACTGCCAATCCAATAGAACTATTGGCTCTTTGATAACTAGTTAACTGAAGATAATCAGTAGGATTATTTCTAAACACTAACTTGGCATTAGTATTATTAAACTTTGCTCTATAAAGATTAAATTTAAAGTTTTGTGAAACAATAGGAATCCATGTTTGTTGGTTTGAAGATGTAAACAAGGTTCCAGAATAAGGTTGTGATGTAACAGGAATTCCTGTTAGAATATCTGTACCACCAACAGAAGAAATCCACAAAGCATAATCAGGATTATTAGAGTCAGGAAGAACATAGAAGGAATATAACTTAGTAGTATCCAATACAAGTGGATTAACAAACGTAAAGATTGTCTCTGCTGATGAATCATCACTAACAGTAACTTGATTTGCATTCAAGTGTACGCCACCAAGAATTTGATTGGTATCAGGATAACCATTGTTGGTTGCAACGACAGCTAACGTAACACCTAATACTGAACTTTTAGCTTTAAAAAACACACCGATACTTGTTAAGTAGGTTGCAGGTATACCCACAGTTTGTGAATCTGCATTGTTGTTTAAATAAAAATTTTGTGATAATGCGTCAGCCATTAATTAATTCCTAAAACCTTGTTTCTTCTTTTATATGTATAGTAATTAAATCTATTACAATTAGTCACCACCACCACCATCACCCTGGCCACAACCAATGCCACCGTTGCCAGGATCACTACCTTGGCAACTATTACCATCACTACCACGACTACCACCACCACGTTCATCGTTACCACCATCGCTTTGAGGTGGTGGATCGATATGTGTAGTATAGTTTGATGTGGTTTGAGATGTAGTTGTATTCCAGTTAAATGTAGGTTGAATGATTGATAGTGAATCACTTTGTCTAGTAATTGATTGTGCAGATGCTGTATAGGTCTGTGTTGCTGAAGTAAGAATACCACCAGTATCAGCCAAATCTTGTACGTTAGTAAGAACAAAAGATCTTTCACCTGTTCTAAACATACCTGCAGGCAAATTAAATATTAAGTAAGCCATACCATACATATTCGAAACAATTGGATCACCATAATTACCATTCTTCAATAGAAGAGCTGGTGCTCCACCAGCACCCAATTGGCCACACTTAGATCTATCAACGTTTCCGTTTTCATCTGCATAGATTGGATTTACATATGCTGGTGCACAATATTGTGACACTGGTACCTTGTCAAAGAATCCATATAGAGTGTGACCTGGCATCATACCTGTAGCATAAATTGCAATTGTTCTTGAATTCATATAAGGAAGATTGGTAACATTTGTAACAAAGTCACCTAAATCTTGTGATACTGGGTTTGCTGCAGCTGTTACTGCTAGATCTTTTACAGTAGTGGTAGAAGTTTGAGACCAGTAGTTAGTAGTTGATGTGTGCGCAGTCAATACAGGCTTAGCAGCAACAGTGCTAATATCCTGTGTAGTGATACCAAGACCCGATGATAGTAGGTTTTGGAATGAATCTACTTCATTAACAGTAATATTTTGAGGAGCTGCTTGTACTGTATCAATATAATTATCATAGTTAGGATTCAAAGCAAGATCACCCATGAATGAGTAATAACCCTCTGCAGGATTTCTATATGTAGTAGCAGTAGGATTGCCTTCCATCTTTTCTTCAGAGTAATTAACTAAACCAAGTCTTCCTCTTAAACTGTATCCGCTGCTTTGTGAGGCAACCAATTGGTATCTTGATAATGATGTGGTGTATCTAGGACGTGCCATAGATGCAGAAGAATCAATTGCTATTCTAAATTCAGGATCACTAATGTCACTCAAAGAAAAATCATTGAATGGATCTGAAAAGATACCAGTCTTAAATCTTTGGATACCTGTTTGTGTATTGGCTATTGATAGTGATGTAGCATCTGTATCCAATGCTTGCAAGACACTATAATACTCTAATCTAGAAATTCTAGAATCCAATCCACCTATTTGTTTCATAGTATAGCCTCTTAGCGAGGTAGTATCTACTTTAACGGCTAGGTCAGGTCTGTTGTATGTCATTTTATTACTGTGCTTCTGAGAATGTTAGAGAAGGATATGGTGGTACGTATATCTGAGCTAGATTTAATCCTGTTTTATTTAGGGTAGGTGGCTGTGGATGTTCTGCTGAAGCACCCATTCTAGCAATAAATTGTGAACCACTTGTAAGAATTAAATTATCAAATCTAGGTAGGTAATATGTTGCACTATAGTTAAACTTACTATCTGGGTCAGGGATGATGTTATACCCACTTGATATCCATGAACCATTTTTGGTTCCATTGTTTAAAGCTGGATCCTGAGTAGCAAGGTTAACATTGTTTGTAATTACAGCTGTGTTAGCCATTACAGGTCTTGTATCAATGAAGTTTCTTAGATCATATGATACGCCAGATACTGATGTATAGATTGGAATTTGAGCAGTTGCAATTGCATATAGATTAGCTGTATTAACGTCATCTATTGGATATGAATCTACTGAGTAGAAACCAGCTTGTGTTGCAGTTGTGTTAGGTGTGAAGCAATTTAACTTAACCAATAACACAGAAGTATTTGTCAATGCACCATTGTGAGAAGGAAGTAGACTCAATTTTGCATTGCCGTAGAAAGCATCTCTTTGGCCATTGTCAACACTGAACCATGTACCGTAATCAGGATTGTTTGTGTTTGCTGTAGAACCAACATATACGTTAGCAACACCAAACACATCTGAGATACCTAAAGCCCAAGGACCAGTAGTACCACCAAGATTTGAACCACAATTAATGATTACATATTGGCCTTTATTTACTACCTTGCCTGTAGGATTGGCATTAGATCTGAATAATGGAATTTGTCCATATACATTATATGTGTTAACATCAAGAGCTGTACAGATGTTCATTGTCATTGATGTGGTGCTATCCTGACTGATTGTGTTTCCAGAACCAGTTAAGTTAATTGCTTCACCCTGCTTAAAGAACTGTTGGACAGTAAGTGAACTACCAAGAACATTTGGTGTAGTTACGAAGCTTACCGATGTAGCATTGGTAGAACTAATCGTCACAGGAACAGATGTACCTGTGGAATCTGTAAGCTGTAATGAAGCACCAGGATAAAGTGTAGAAGAGAATGTTGGGTTAGAAGCACTTACTAGATATGAACCACCTGTTGTAAGAGCGATTGAAGTACCAAACACAGCAGGTATATCTGCCACTGTAATTGAGTTTGCAGAGTTTATTGATGAAACCTTGGTTTGGAATGGTGTGCTTCCTGTTGTATTAGAAACATACAATACTGTACCAACTGTTAGTGGAGTTGTAAATTGCGTAGGAGAAGTGATTGTTTGTCCTACGATTCCAACCTTAATATTGGTTCCTACTGCTCCTGGCACACTTTGTAGTGTAATTGAGTTAGCACTATTAATGCTGGCAATATAGCTATATGAATGCTTTGAGTAATCTGAAGATGAGTTAGCAACCAAAATAGGTTGACCAATCTGAAGATTGTTTGGTGAACCAGTAAATGATGTTGGACTAGTCAATGTTGTAGAAGAAGCCTTCAATACAATCGTACCATTGCTTCCACTTATAGAAGGTGGAGTTGTAAATGTTACTGAATTGCTACTATTAATTGTACTAATGGTACTATAAGAAACGCCACCAGTGCTATTAGCTACTGTTACAACTTCACCTTGAACCAATGTGCTGGTAAAGGATGATGGGCTAGTCAAAGTACTTCCATTAATACCTACTGAGATATTACCATTACCACTGACTGTAGAAGGAGCAGTAAGAATAATAGAGTTAGGAGAAGGGACACTCTTTACAATATTGTAAGAGAACCCACCAGTTGTATTAGAAAGTATTATTGAACTACCTTGCTGGAAGTTTTGAGTAAAGTAAGTTGGGCTAGTAACAACTGTATTACCATTGATTGAAGCAGAAAGGCTAGCACCATAAACTGGTGAAGCTGTGGTAAGAATCAATGCTGTTGAGTTGACAACTGAAGAGATTGTATCATTAAAATACGAAGAAGAGGTATTAGAAATTAGAATTGTCTGGCCTGCTGACAACCCAGATGTAAATGGTGTCACACTTGTAATAACTCTTGGGTCTTGTACGAGATTAATATTCCATGCAGAGTATGAAGTGGAATAACCTACGATATTTTTACTAGCATTGTTTGCTAGATGAATGGCAAAGCCATTAGCTGTACTTGCACCAGGTGTGAAAGTCTCAACGCCAGTGATTGTAGTACCATACGATACAGTTGTGTTGGATAAAACTACATATGTTCCTACTGTAGGAGACGAAGAAGGAGGGTTAGCAGCGACGATTAAGCTCTTTGCGTATGTGCTTAGTCCTTGATTTTGTGAAGCTACAGTTGGTGTTGTATACAACCAAGTTGGATCATAAGAAACACTAATGGTTCCTGCTGGTCCAGTAACAGATGGTGTTGAATCCAAAGTTATTGATCTACTGCTATTAACTCTAGTAATTTTATTATAAGATGTAGCACCTGTTGTATTTGCAACAATAACGTGATAACCTGCTGAAACTTCAGCTGTTGGTAAATCATCTAAAAATTCTCTGGCACTATTAATGGTATTTCCAGAAATTGTACCAGTTGTAGTGAAGGTACCAGTTAGGACAGCAGCATTAGCAGTGATTACACCAGTTGCACCAGCATTAATAACAGCATTGTTAACTAATGAGTAGCTTGTAATCGTAGCATTAGATATAAGAACATTTTCTGGAATACTACCATT